TAAAAGAATCAATTTTTTCTGCAGATTTTGCAAAAAGAAGTTCTTTAATTTTATCACTAACTTGAGATGGAGACTCGTCAGCAATAATCATATCTAAAAGTTCATCCATTTTAATACCTATAAGTAGTCGTTTTTATTTATATCTCACCACCATTAGGCATTGAAGGGGCTTCAGTTGCCTTACCTTGACTTTCTAAGTCTGGTTCCATTACTGGAGATCCCAAATCCATTGTTGACGAACCATCACTAGTAATTTCTGGTTCTATTGGAGCATTTGGATCTGGAATTATTCCTTTTTTGATTTCTTTCTTTATTAATTGATCTTGTTCAATAATTTCTGTATCTGTTTGACGAAGAACTTTTCTTCTTACATAATCTTGTGAGAAATATCTTCCAACATATGGCTCAGCAGCTGCTATTAAAGACAATCTTTCGTTGAGAAGTTCAGCATCTTTTAGTTCAGAAAAATGATTGTCATATAAAAAATCATACTGAATGTGTTCACTCATAATCTCCCAGTCTTCTGGAGTTACAATGTTTTTTAGTAGCAATTGGGTTCTTAACATGTCATTAAACATGTTTGAAAATCTTTTTCTGAGTCTCCCTACAAATTTGCTGAACTTTAGTTCATCTCTTAAAATCTCAGAAGAACGACCAAGATTAAAACCACCTTCACCACCAATTCTTGAAACTGGAACATTAAGAGAACGATATAATTTTTCTTGAAAATAGTTAATGTCTGTAATTTCTCCTAAATTTTGTCCTCCAGGAAGAGTGGAAATTTCAGTTCCTCTACCACCCTCACGTCTTGGGAGCCAGAAGTCTTCAAGCATACTCATATGCTTTTTGTCATCACGAATTTCTCCAGTTGCTGCGTCATAGACAAGTTTATTTCTATAACGAGACATGACTTCCTTGAGGTACTGTTCTGCCTTTACTTTAGGAAGATTACCCACATCAATATAGAAAATTCTTCTTTCTGGAGCACGAGATAATCTATAGATAACTAGAGAATCTTCAATCATTCTCAATTGATTGAGAGATTTGATTGCTTTATGCAAGTATGATAATGTTGTCCCTTTATTTCTATCTACCAGTCCTGATGTACAATATGTAATTGAATCTTTAGTAAATTTAATCCCACCACTTCCACCAGATGGATTAATTGAACCGGATGGATATGATGCTTTTGGATTATAGATGAAATATTCTTCTAGTTCTGGAAAATTAACTTCACTTGATTCCCCAAATCTAGTTGCAAATAAGTTATTATTATCTTCTTTCTTTAATTGACGAACATATTTCATTTTCATTGCGTCAATATAACGCAATTCTTGTATTCCTTCTTGGGGATTTTTTAAGTCTATTAGTTTATGATAAAAAATTCTTCCATCAACATACCAGTTTCTATATATTTCATGTGCTTTTTTATCAAAGTCTAATAAGTCTAAGATAAATTTAAATTCTTTTCTTATTTTTGTTTTGATACCATCACTAGCATTTAAATTATCCAAATCAATTTGAATAGGTGTATCGTTTGTGTCCGAAACAATAGCCTCATTTACAATATCCTCAATAGCACTATCTACTTCTGGATGAAGTGCCATTTGACGATATTTCGTGACTAAATCATATTCTGTTCTATAAATTCCTTCTATATCAACATATTGACCATAAAATCCGCTTGATATAGAGTAATCAACCCCGTCCTCATTATTAGGAGCGACGGGGGATACTGCGGACTTAGGTAATTTTTTATTATCTTCAATAGAAAATCCAAAAAGATTTGCCATGTTGTAGTTTTAAACTTCTTTCAGTATTTATTAGATCAGGAAACAGTTCCAGGACCATCATTAAGTTCAAAATATTGAACTTGAAGTTCTACATCAAATTCACTAATTGTATCTGTTGATTCGTATGAAAGATCAAGTGCGGTTACATTAGTTGGAAAAACTCCATAAAGTGTAGAACTTCTTAAAGTGGTTGAGTTTCCAGTAGATCCACTTTTTCCAGTTCCACCAACGTCTCTGCCTAATTGATAAACCTTCATATCTACTTGATAAGAAGCTGGATCAATATATCCAGTATTGTTATCAAGTTTGCTGAGTAGGTTCATCCACTTTTCAAAAGAATGACGAAGTTGGAAATCAGTATCATTAATTATTGTAATTGTCCAAGGATCAAAAGTTCTGTCTCCAGCAACTTTTAAAATTCTTCCTCTAAATGGAACATCAATTGATGCAACATTAGAAGCTGGTAAATTTGCTGCCTTGCAAAGATATCTTCCTTTTGCAAGAGTGGCATTTTCTACCCCAACATCTGTAGGGAATGCCATTTCAACTTCAAAAAGATTGGGTCTTGATCCACCACCAGTTAGTTGACCTTTGAAATCTGTAATTTTTCTAATGGGAATTGCCATTGCTTTAACCTCCGTTTTTAATTAATGTTAATCTTAAACTCTACCAGCTACTTCACTAAAGCTCACTCCCGTGCGGGTAGCAACGAAGGTTAGACTTATAAAGTTGATAGATTTTGCAGGTTTGATGTAAATGTCAGCTCTAAACTCATTATTGTCTATAACATCTGGAGTGTTATTTGTGGTATCACAAACAACTAAGAAGTCATAAATACCTCTCTTTGCTTGAACATCACGAAGGAATGGCTCTACAATATTTACAAAGTTTGCTCTAGTAACTTCATCATTAAATTCAAAGAGTTGTGCTTTTGCCGCATTTTCTAAGGATTTTTCAACAGACAAGAACAATCTCCTAACATTGATTCTATCAAAAGCAGACTGATAACCAAGGGCAGTCTTATCACCAAAGAGTAAAACTCCTACACCCGGTTGAAGAACTACAGGATTTACTCTAGCAATGTAGAGTGCATCTCTTTGCGCTTTAGTTGGATTGTATGCAAGTTTAACTGCATTATTAAATACACCCCTTTGTGATCCTGCAGGTGAGAACCATGGATACTGATTTAGATCTGTTCTTGCCATGATTCCTGCAACATCTGCATTACATGGAACATATCTGAACACATTATTAAATCTATCATACATGTACTTATATCCACTATCAAAAACTGCATATGATGAAGATTGAATTGAATCAAAGAACTGAATGATATTTGTTGTTTGCGTAGCACCAGATGTATTATTTAAATTTGATCCAACAACAGCAGCTCTATATGGAGATATTACTGCAATTGCATCTTGTCTTTGCTCTGCAATATCAATTAAGTAATTTGCCTTTGCTTGAGAGTCTTCTTTTGATTCGAGTCCAGGTCCGTTGATTAAAATATCAACATCAATTTCTTCTTTGTTTCTAAAGAGGTCATATGATACAATTAAATCAGATAATGCTGCTTTGAATCCCCCTCCAGCTACACCTGTTGCAGAACTATAATCCTTACCACCTGCTAAACTATAAGTTTTATTTCCCAAAGCATTGAATGTTATTCCTTGAGAATTTTGACTCCATATACCATCACTCAGTTCAAATGATTCATATGTGCCATTAACTTCAAACCCAATGGAAACTGGGAAGTGTGATTGAGAAGCATCATTTGCGTCTCCAGAAGATTTTCCTGCAAAAAGATATGCGGATTCTGTTGCTAGATAATCCTTATAGTATATCTTTTGTGGGGCATTAGCAGATGAAACTGCATCCTTTGCTTTAGATAAATTAGTGTGCCTTTCTAAAATGTTTCCTTTTACCCCAGTGATGGCACCGGTGTCATCTACAACTACAATGTGCAGTGAGTCGCCATTTCCATTTCTATCGGAAACATATTGATTTGTTGTTGGTTTATCTGCGATTGTTTTCCAGTAGATTGTACTATTGGTAAGACCGAGTGTTTGTGTGTTATACCAGTCTTCTGCAGAAGTTATTGTTTTATTGGATGTAGTAACAATTCCGGTGTTTTGCTGTACAAAGTTTACCGTATTTGTTGTTTTGAATTCGTAATTGCTTCCTTCCTTATAAGAAACACTTACTTCTGTTCCACCAGCAGAAACTCTAGATACAATCTTAACCGTAAACGAACTATTTCCATTTGTGCTATCTGTTGTAACACCGGTAATAATACCCTTCAAATATCCATTGAATAATGAAGTTGTTCCAGTTCCGGGAATAACAACGTTTGTTAAATTTGTTGTTACGCCATTACCAACAATTACCCCTAGATTTGCTGGATTTGTTGTAGTAACTCCTATTGTTTGGTCAGCTACATCGTCAATGTAGCAAACCTTGAGTCCATTACCCCATGTTCCTGGGTCTTTTGCTGCATAATACCACTTAGATGTGTTTTCCCAGTTCTGAGAGTAATCGTCAAAATTCTTAACCTTTGCGTCTGTTGTACTTGCTGCTCCAACACCAGCATTTGCATTATTTAAATCATTACCACTTGTTCTTACAACTTGTAGAATTCCAGTATAAGAAAGGAAAGACGATGCAGACATCCAATATTCATACTGATTGTCTGTAGAAATAGGCTTACCAAATACTGAAAGCAAATCTTGCTCATTGGTAATAGTTACTGGAAAATCAACAGGTCCTTTCTGGAATGGTCCTGCGATTGCACCAGCACTAACGCCAATATTATCTGCTCTTCCTACGGTCAGATCAACTTCCCTGACCAATACTCCGGGTGAAACAAGAGCTACTGCCATTTTTGTCTCCGAAAAAGTCCATTTTCTCTAAAAATTATTTATAAAAAGGTTTTCTTTCAATAGCGAAAACAATGCACGAACATTTACCAGTCAGGATATTCCCACTTATAACTTCTAATTATTTTTTTTCTTCTCTCACAAACTCTTCTCTTAGTACATTCTTTGCATTCATATGAATATGATGATTGTTGAAATTTATTTTTTCTAGATTGATAAAATCCATCTATTAAATCTTTTTTTTGACGACAAATCTTACATGTTCTCTCCGTTAAAAAAAGATGTTCCAGCTCAAAATGTTCATCAACATCCATCATAGATATTCCCACATATATGCTCTATCACCATATTCGTCTGTAAACCATCTATCCCCATCTTTATCTACAAAAGATAATTCATCGTCAATTCCATTTAATATAAATCCAAAAGGTGCCATATCTTGTTCTATTTGATTTTTTTGCTCTTCATATAATTTCTTTCTTATATCTTGATCTGTCAATTCTTTAAAATAGTCTTGAGCAACTAACCAAGCATAGATGACCAAACACATTGCCAAGTCATCATTGCACCCTTCTTCTGCTTCAAATGAATTATGTTTAGAAATAAAAGTGGTTAGTTCTGAAATAATTTCATAATCATTAAACAAAAGTTTATTTTCTTCAATCATTGTTTTGAGATTTAATGATCCAACTTTCTTGACAGTCTTGGACATTTTAACTCCAAGTTGTGTTTTTTTACCAGAAAATCCTTGACCAACAATTTGTCCTGCTCTACCACGCATAGAACACATCAAAACATTTTGATATTCCAAGTCGTAGTGAAGTAAAGATGCTACTTGATCTCCAATATCATTAACTTCGCAAAGAATGTAAGCACCATTATAATTTTTTGCTACTTCATAAATTATATTTGGAAACAGCATTGGTTTTATTTCATTATTTCTATATTTTGCAACAATTTTGTGAGGAAATTGTGTAATATCAACGACCACAAACGCAGAATAATCTTCACTGACTCCTCTTGCAACATCGACAGTCATTAAATAATCGTGATTATTTTCTGGATGTTCATAAATGTCCAATCCAGCATTTCTTTTAATGGGGCTTTCATAAACTAAAGTTCTCAACTTGCTTGGTGCAATGAGTGTATCAACAGATCCTAAAAATTCACACTCAAATTCAACTTTAAATTGTTGTTCAGAGGTATTTGAAATTGTTTGTTCTTTCCACTTTTCATCTCTTCCTGGAACATCTGACCAATGAACGTCTGTTGGGACATATTCGTTTTTTCCCCTTTCAGCATCGTGCCACATTCGGTAGAAATGATTCATACCATGTGGTGTTGATACGATAATTACTTTGGTATTCTTACCAGAAGTAATAGTGGGATAAACAGAAGCAAAGAAAGAATCTGCAATATGATTTGGAACAAATG